AGGATCAGGCCGAGGTTGCACAGGTTCAGCCACAGGGCTTTTTCCCAGCCGTTGCCGGTGGCGATGTCGGTGACCAGCATGCCCAGGTACAGCAGCCCCAGCCCAGGGGCCTGGCCAGTGGCGGATGGCGCAGCAGCAGGCCGAGTGTAGCGCCGCGCGAAAAACGAGGCGGGAATGCGCGATAAACATCAAGTCTATCGCGTTTCCTGGGTGGCAAAGGAATTACACAGATTGCTAAGGATTCGGGAATGCCGCCACCGGCGGTGTGAACGAACTGGTGTATAGCGCCACGCCTTTTGTGAATCGGAACTCATCGATCCAACCATGCCAGTCACGCGTACCTGGTCTATTCAGATCTTGGCCAATTGTCACGGGGCTGGTGTTATCGGCCGGAGTTCCAGCACCGGAGCCCTGGAGTGCTCCATTCACAAACAATCTAAGCGTCGCGCCGTCATACGTTGCCGCTAGGTGAACCCAGGCACCCACGGTAACAGGCGTTGACCCGCTCAACAGAACCTCTCCCCCTCCCGTGCCGATCTGACAAAACGGCACCACCTGTCCACTTACAACGCGGTTTCCTAAGATCCAGCCAGAGAGGTAGCCGTCGCCCGCAGCACCCTTGCGTGCGATATATCTCGGCGAGGATGTCGTTATTGACGCGGCTCTAAACCAGCACTCAACTGTGAAGGCGCCGTTAGGATTGAGCAGATCGTCATGCGGGGTTGTTAGGTAGTCACCGCTTCCGTCCAACAGGAGGCTGCTCCCGCCGAATTTGAACTGGTCGGTATCGATCTGGGCGTTGCCGAAGCGAGTCCATATCCGGCCATTTTGATCGCTGATTGCCGTACTGCCGTCAGCACCATCGAAGTGTAGTAAGGACGCTACCACCTGGTTGATATAGCCGAACCGCCATGAATGGCGTTGCAAACTCGAAAGGCCACCCCGAACCGACCACAGCTCAAGGATGACGTCACCGGTATACGTAGGGGCCAGCATTTGTGACGTACCAGTGATGCCCGTGTAGGAGACCAGCTCAGCACTATTGTCTGCTCGCAGCATTCTGCAGCTGTAGGTAGTACCAGGCTCGGGTCCGATGGACGATTGAGCTGTATCGACCACTTGATCAGCCTGCAGCAATCGATCGCGATGGGCCCACGATACAGACACAGAACCGGTGACGGAGGCTGGATATGCGATTCCGCCGATTCTGAACAGACCTGGCGGGTACGGGCGCCCACTCCGACCGGTCAGTGTCAGCGAGCTATTTATTGCCAGTACCGGATCAAGCAAGCCGGAAGCTGTATTGGTCAGCAGGCGTGCCTCAACTGTTGTCCCTGACGAGTATTCAGTAGGGTCTACCCCTGAGTAGTCATCGAAGAACCAAATTCGCGCACCTGCAACATGAGCCGCAGGGACGCTGTCTACACACCCACGAGCCAATGTCACGGTCATGCTGCCAAGGTTAAGGGCATCGACCCGTACCACCTCACTGTCTACCAGTGCAGCGCTGCCGACCCGTACCACTTCCAGATCGACACCTGTACTGAGCCCCACAGTGACTGAGCCTGCTGCCTGAGGAAGCGCAGACACCAGAACAGCTGTCGGGCAGAAGTCGCCTCCAGCGCGAGTCTCGAAGGCTGCGCTGCCCACCCGAGTCTGCAGATGGTAACCAAGCGACAATCCGCTTGGCCGAGCAGCCAGAACGCCGAGGAAGCAGGTACTGGCATCGAGCAGCTGCAGATTCGCTGCATCCATGGACTGCACCAGGTCACGCCAAGTGACCTCGGCCAATGCCTTGGTAGTCACTGCTTGTGGATTCGAATTTGGTGGTACCCAGCCAGAAGGAGGCGGCGCCGAGAAGGTGGTGGCCGGCATACCGAATACGTCCAGTACTGCCGTGATGGTAATGGCTCCCTTCTCTAGCGTGCCGTCATCCACTCGACCAGCCCGCACTACGATGTTGCTCAGCCCTCTGGCGGGAGCAGAGAACCGGAATGCAGCACCAGGTTCGATGTCACGTCCTCGGCGATCAAGCACCAGCTTCCAGCGCTTGGCCGAGACTGTGGCACGCAGGTCGCGTTTTGCGATACGCGCAGCCAGGGCATAGGTAGGTAAACCGATGTACTCGGTCGCAACACTGATCACTCGACCGCCGGCCGCACGGATGGCTGCCAGGTTGCGCTCGCGCGCCGGTCGCTTGGAGTTGTCGATCGGGTTGCGCCAGGTCACCACGACCTCGTTGGCGGCATCCGCCCCCGCTGAGTTGTCATCCTCCTGGATCTCCAGCAGGCCGTTCTCTGGGGTGAAGTGCGGCAGGTTGTCGACGACGTAGTCGCTGCGTACCAGGGTCAGCTTGCGCAGGCCGGTGTTGCGGCTGGTGAACAGGTTGCCGGCGATGTGATCGAGCACGCTACCGGCGAAGCTGTCGATTGAGTCGGTGCGTACCCAGCGCAGACATAGGCCCAGGCCCTCGGAGTACAGCTGATCAGCTGCAGCCCGGAATGCGGCGTCATCAAGGCGGGAGCGATCTTTGCCCCGTCCCCAGTCATGGTTGGTCTCCAGCTCGTAGAGGATGTGAGCCGGGTTCATGGCCTTGATGGCTCCACCGGTTTCCGGGTCGGTCAGAGTGATTACTGCCTTTTCGGGATACCAGACTGGGCCATCCCACCCCTTTAAAGCCCGACGTACCCGGAAAGTCCACGGCTTCGGATAGGGGTTCATGCTGGTGACCAGACCGTCGTAGAACAGCGTGAACATGCCTCTGAAGGCAGGCACCAGCCCGCCCAACATAGAGGCAAGGGCTGCATTCACCGACTGAGTTGGCCCGCCCATCATCACGTCCAGGCGCCCTTGGATTCCACCTTCGCCATCATCACCGCCAAACAATTCAGGGGCATTGATCTGCAGAGAAGCATTGCCAGTGACGCTGCCGCTCCAGGCGGTCTTGCCACCAACCTTGATCTCGACCAGCTCGTCCACTTCGCCGCGGCTCACCAGCATGTGGATGCCGAAGAAGTAGCGATAACCGACCTTTACGCTTTTACCTCCGCTGCTCACGCTCTACCTCCTGCCTTGCGAACTCAACCAGGTGCACCGCCAAGGCATCGCCAGTTGCCAGCAATCGGCTGGCCTGGATGCCTCCATCGCGGACGATGTCTGCCCATTCGATGCCGTAGCGGGACGCCAGCTGCCTGGCGCCCTTGTTGCAAAACCCAGTACGGCCGCCCCACGCAGGCACGCTGTGCAAGTGGTCGAGGGTCACCAGGAAGTCGTCGTTCACTTCTTGCCGCCCTTGGTCTTAATGGACTGAGTGCGGAAGTTGCCAAGGCCACCGACCATCCAGTCCTCACTCCAGCAGTCACCGAAGATCACGCACTGGGGCGTGCCTTCCTCGAACTGGGGGAACTCAAAATCGGCGAAGGCGACAGCCTTGGGCGCAGTGGCTTTGGGGCGGTTCTTATAGGAGACGTAGGCGCTGATGACCATGATGGCGATGTACGCCCAGGTATACGGGTCCATGAATTACCCTCTAGAAAACGGGGTTACCGTCGAATGGCGATCGACCTGGAAGGTGTCGGATACCGCCATAGTTATCCTTGTTGCCAAAACGGCTGTTGCATGTGTCGATGGTCTGATCGCATCCCGCATAAGCTCGCACCGTGACGCCAAGACTGAGTCCCGAGGTGCCGCCGAAGATCGTCAGCTGAGTGCCGTTATGGGCCTCGATCGCACGTCGCTCCCATACGCCGGAGCCGACGCTCCACTCGACGTAGCCGGCGGCGAACCAACCATTCGGCTTGCTGGCAAAGGCGCTGCCATTGATGACTGCGCCATTCATGGAGATCACGCTGGACTCGACGCGGAACAGATCCCGGTTAACCAAACAGCCACGCTCGTACAGCGCATGCGGACAGGGACGTTCCCAGGCCAGGCGCAGCCCCTGCTGGCCCATGCTCACGCTCTCCGGGTTGCAGATGATCTGACAGCGATCGACGGCCGGCCAGGTCACGTTCTGGATCTCACCAACCCAGGACACCTTGAACTCGTTGTCGCCGTAGTGACGGTCGTAGATCACCAGGTCGATGGAGTCGCTGGGCGGGATGCCC